GCCCGTAGCTTTCCGCATAAAAGCATTTTTAGGCCTCAGACTTCATTCAATCCGTCTCCTTTTCCCAAACTATTCCATTAATACAAGAGCGGCATTTTTGTTGATAATCTATTTTAGTTGCCATTTCACCAGAATCTCCCTTCCTGACGGGATTACCAAATCTTTCTTAAAAATCAGTTTATTGATCTTTGACATTTCCGCATCTCCTGCGGTATCTTGTCCTTTGTGAAAGAAAAACCACCTCTACTCCTCTGCTCCCCCTGTCTCTCCAAAACCTGTGTCGCCTGCCCCGCCCTGAGCACCCCTAAGAGAAGGCAGCGAATCAGGGCGATGTATGCCTTCTTTAAGTCCCCGCCGCTGCTGACGGGACTCGGAGAAAAGCTCCCGCCAAACCCTGGAGATTGAGATTCCGCTGCTCATTGCTCAACATCGCCAGGACCTCCGTTTCATCCACATCGTCTGCAATCGTGCCCCGGCGCTGCATCTCCCTGAGCCAAAGGCCCATGGGAATTTTCCCAGCAATCATGGCCTGGGTAAGAATGGTGGAATCAATCCCCGAGAAGGCCCGGAAATCGGTGTTGACAATCACCGATCCGCCCTTATTGCCCAGTTTGCCCCAGGCCGCGGTATATTGCAGGGCCAATTCCAAGCAGTCCTTCAGGATCATGGCCCAGCCCCGTAATGCGCTGTCGTTTTCGCTCTTATCCTGGCCAGCCTGGGTTGCTGTAACTTGGCCGGTTTTAGGAAGCATCAACGTGAGGCCGAAGAGGGCCATTTTCTCTTCCAGGGCATTCAGTTCCCGGCCCATGGCATCGGCGGGGTCGCTTTCCAAGGCGATCCCCTTGAGATCAGCTTCTGTATTGGTGCTGTGAATCAGATGACCGGCCCCGGTGACCACCTGGCTACCCGCTTCTCCCAGAGCCTTCCCCTGAGCATCTGTAATCCCCTTCCCGAACCACATGGGAACCATCTGATGGAGGGTTTGCCGATAATCAGAGTCGAGTTTCCAATGTGCCAGATTTAATTCGGCCAGGTCCTCCAGGGGAGATAGCGCGGTCATGGCGGAGAGGGGCTCACCCAGCATGATGGTGACTATGGGGATAAAGCCCAGAGTTAGAGCGCCACTCTCGATTTTCACCCACTCCTTCTTTTTGCCCGTGCCTTCCTGCTCTTCCCAGACCTCGAACCGATCCGGCAAGAGGACCCGGATGCGGTTGATCTCCTTGACCCCATAATCGCCGTCGGGAATCTGGAGGGTTTCCCTGAAGCGAACCATTTGCAGGACCTTTTTGCCGTTGACGATCTCGATTATCCAGCCGATCACCTGGGAAGAGCGGATATGAACCCAATAGGACCGGATCCCCTTCGCCTGTTCATCGGCCCGAGTCTCACCGCCTTCAGTTTGCGGATAGTCTATCAGGATGTGAGTCACGCCGTCTTTCAGGGCCGCTTTAAAAACCTCCCTGACAAACCGGGTGAGGTTGGCCCCTTGGAGGTCAATGTTCTCACACCATTCGGCGATCTTTGGCGGGACATCTTCGCCCAGGACAACGTTTTTTGAGAAGACTTCCCCCACCAGCTTCTCCAGTGTGCGCTTGAAGGCGTTAAAAAGAGAGGTCCGGTCCCGCCGGATTTCCCAGGCCTTTTGCGATTCCGCAGGTTCCTTGGGGAGGTACTTGGCCCCGGCTTTTCGCATATCCCAAGCACCGCCCATGAGGGTATTAGGCAAATCAAGACGGGCTTGGTGAGCAGTATGTTCGGGTAGCGGTGTAGAAACGTCGGCCATGACAGGGCCTCCTTACATGATAAATTCATGGCTGGTGGTAACGGATCGTGGGGTCATAATTCGATAACGAGTCATGTCATACATATGGTCTTCAGTTTCGCTATCAACATCGTCCATATCCCGGGGGTCCCTCGGCAATGCCGGTACAGTTCTTATCCAATGCCTACAGGTATCGAATATATATAAACCGGGGCTTTCTGAGAGGCTCAGGATACTGTCGATAATTCCTTTTGCTTCTAATCCATCTATATCTTCGATTATCAAGCTGCTCCCGGTCTTGGGGAGCAAAGAAGCGAGCCATTGGTGGATAGTGCCTGCATGGATATGCTCTTTCAAAAGGCTTGTTAGAGACTTTCCGAATTTAACAAGGAGCGCTCGGGCTATAGAAGCTTTAAGCATGGTCTGCAATTTTCCAAGCCCGGCCTTTCTTGATCCGGCTCTTTTATCAGCTTTGATCCATCTAACCCCCGCCCGGTTAAAGTCATCAATAAAACAAACTCCGTTTTCAGCGTTCCAAAGCTGGTCATCGGCGGCACCCGGCAGGACTTTATAGGGGAAGGACTTCTCAATTTCCAGAATTTTTCGGGCGATCTCCACGGCCAGCATCTTGCAGCCCTGATTAGCGTTCCCGTTCCATCCGTAGTATTCAGCGATCAAGAATACTGATCCCCTGGGAAAAGAGCAGTCTTGGCCGTGATAATTGAAGGTAGTTCCATCGCTCTCTGCAAACCAGCCAACGGCGAATGGGTGATATGATCCCCAATCGAACGCCCGATCTTTTCTCCAAGCTTCAGGAATGACGAATGGCTTGACACAATGAACGGTCGGCTCCCAGCAGCCTTCGAGGGCACCACCGGAAACAATTTCCCAGGAGGCGGTAAGCCAGGCTTTCCTCTTCACCGGATCTGGGTTGGCTTTGATATTCTTGATATAGTCCGGATCGGCTGCTTCGAGATAGCGGTTTTCTTTATAGATGCCGCGGATACGCACCCTGACCTGGCCGTGCTCATTGGTGATAGGAACTCCAGGGGGGGCAGGGTCGATGAAATAAGCCCGGACCCATTGGTGGCCACGGCCATAGGAATTAGCTGTGCTCCTGATTTTGCGGGGCATCCCAGGATGAGAAGAACGGCAACAGGCCTTCATGTCCTCATAACAAACATTGTCTTTCCAGTTAGTCAGTTCTTCCCACCCGATAAAGGGGTATTCATGTCCGTGATATTTCCAGTAATCATCCCGGCGTTGTATATGGCGGAAATAAAGGCGCTCCCCCTTGGGGAAAGCCCAGAAATAATCGCCTTCATTAAATTTGGCTCCGGGAAATATCTGGAAGAACCATCGCTTTGATTTGGCAATGATGTCCTCTAACTGCTTGTATTCCTCCCGAAAGACGATCCCCCGCCAATGCTGGCCGAAACCGACACCCACATGCTGGGCATAATCCATCAGGAGAGCATCCGATTTTCCGGGGCCCCGAGTCCCTTCATAAAGAACTTCGTAATAGGGACAGGACAAAAAAAGCGCCTGGCTTCCAGGATTAGGACGCCATATCTGATTAACCTTGGCTAAGGAGTTCGAGTTGTTTTTCATGGACCTGCTGGGATGCTGTATCCCAATCTTCCGGGGCCTGAGTGCCAGGAACTATTAAGACGCCGTTCATAATATTAAAGACGTTGCCCTGCTGTTCGCTTTCTCGCCAACCTCCTTGAGCCTTAAGCCAGAAAGCACAGGCCCCGGTGTCAGGAGGGACATGCTTTTTAGTTTTCTTGATTTTTAGGGGCCTTGAAGTTCCATCAGCCTTATTTTCAGCAATGATCTCTACCTCTTCATAATCGTAACCCTGGGTGCGTTTAAAAAGGCTCTGTTCAACCTTGGAAATAGCAACCTTTTTGCTGGTTTTTAAGGCTTCTGTTAATTCAGGATATTTTTTTCTCCACTTCCATAAGGTATCCACTGAGATTTTCAGAGCTTTACAGATTGCCTCGTTGGTCATCCCATTCAAACACATGTGCTTAACCAAGTGCGGGTGCATCTCAGGATCATACTTCGACTGCGGCCCCCGGCGCTTGGCCTTCGCCTTCTTCTTTTTCTTCTTTGGTTTGGCGGTCTTCGCTTCCATGATCTTAATAACTATTCAAGCCGTATATTATACCGATTGTCAAACGAGACATTTTGTATATTTAATGGCGGAAAGAGAGCCGAAGTTGGGAGAGGCAAGGCCGGTTTGGGCATGGCGCAGGGACAGGGACTGATCGGAGATAACATGAGGGTTTTCATTTACCCAGCCCATCGCCTTCCCGATGATACGGCCCAATGCCCGCAAGTTCATAAATTTATTCTGTGTCGGAAAAGATTAAAAAATGCAAATGTCGTAAAGGGGGTCAGAAGGGGGAAAATAGGGACCACTAGGGGGTGAAAAAAGGGGGAAAATAGGGACCACTTGAAAAAAAATCGGACTGTCCATTAATCATTCACATTTTTTAGACTTCCGAAAAACAAGCCAATAACAATGATGTCTCCTTGTATGGTGTGCCGTTTTCCAGCGTGGGTAAATTATTGGCCCCTTTCTGATTTTGACGATACAATCACATGGCCT